CGGACCAACCTCGGAGGATTCGCGGCGTCGCCATGTCCGTTGCAATGAGCCGCAACTTCAACATCTACACGCCCGAAGAGCTGCAATCCTTCACTTCGAAGCTTGTTGGCGCTCCAGTCTACATCGAGCACGTTTCTGTCGACAGCGCGGTTGGCAAGGTTACTAAGGCTGAGTGGGATGGTCACGCTCTCTGGTATGAAGCTGAGATTTTCGAGAGCGAGGTTGCCGACAAGATTAGGAAGGGTCTTGTGCAGCACGTGAGCGTCGGGGCAGACTATGAGGCTGTGGATTTGGTTGACGGGAAGGTTCCCCATGGATTGCACAACGCTGAGTTGAGCCTTGTTGCGGTGCCTGGCATTCCTGAGACTAACATCAGCGTTTTGGAGGCTCTCTCGCATGGCGTCGAGCGTAAAGTGGTGAAAGCTGGTTCTTGTGTTTTTTGTGGTAAGCCCGCGAATTATCTGGTTTCTTCTTGTAAGTCATGTTTTGACAAGTTTCCGGTAGACGTTCCTGGAAGCCAGGAAGCGAAAAGTGGAGTTGAAAGTATGAATGAGAAAGATTTGGAGAAATTCATCACAGATGCTGTTCAAAAGAGTAGTTCTGATTTGAAGGCAACTCGAGAGAAATTGATAGAGACAGAGGGGAAGCTCGGTGTTGCTGAAAAGAGTCTGGCTGAAGCCCAGAAGACGATTGAACAATTCAAGAGTGGTCAGTCCTCAACGGGTCTTATCAAAGACGCGCCTAAAACGATTCCAATTTCTGAAGCTGTTGGCATCCTCGAAGGGCTATTGCCCAGCCCAACCGTTGAACATAGCACAATGGGTATGCAGCGAGAATGCCAAGAGATCCGCTCTGCCGTTCACAAGCTGAGGGCGAGGTTGGCATAGTGGAATTGTTTATGCTCACTTTTTGTGGGGAGAGTAAGCCGAGGACGAACTTGGCTGAAATCGAATTTTTGGAGAGTGATTTCTAATGGCTGACAAAACTGGCAAAACATGGATGGCCATAGGCGAAACAGACGATCCAAACGCAGTCATAGAATCTTACGAGGCTGAAGCAGCCGTCACTAAAGGTGACCCTGTTTACTTGAGTTCTGACGAGAAGGTTTCTTCAGCGGCCGCAGCTCAGGACTGCATCGGCATAGCCGTTAAAGACACCGCGCTGGGCAAGCAATGTCCGGTTGTCACTCGTGGCAGGGTCAAGGTCAAGGCTGGCGGCGCCATAACTCGTGGAAAAGCGGTTTATGGTGCTGACTCCTCAAAGCGGGTTCTTGCTTTGGCTGACCAGGCTGTGAACGAAAGCGGCAGCGGAAGCTACACGGTCTACTACAACCGCAAACTCGGAACCGCCTTAGAAACAACCACTACAGCGGATGACTTGCTCTTCATCAACGTCGGGAAGGACTAAGCATGAAGCCGAAGCTTTTTGAAAGTCTAATGCAGAAAAACGGCGAGCAAAAGCAAGTCTACGAGCAGCTGAAACAGAAGGTCGAACATCCTTACGTGAAACGCTATGTTCAAATGGGCATCAAGGAAGGCTTCTTCAGCGACATGGCAGGCGCCCTTGGACGAATGCACGATACACTCGTTCCGGCTGCTTGGCCCGCGTTGATTGGCAGAAGCATAATCCAGGTCATGCCGACAACTGAGGCGATGGAGCGTTTCCCGCTTGATGTGGACGCAGTGGCTTACGAGTACGCTGAAGGTGCCAAAACACGGCTAAGCGGCAAGAAAGTCACCACGGTCGACATAAACACGGACGTTCTGGCTGAATCGTCAGAGGAGTGGACACGTGAGTTCTTAGAAGATGCCACTTGGAACGTGCTTAGCAACGCTGTTACAAAGATCGGCAAGGCAGTCGGGCAGAAGGAAACAGAAAAAATCATCGCCCTCTACGCTGGAATAGCTGATGCTGACTTGGCAACAGGTGCTGTTCTTGCTGGTGGTGGCACGGTGATGAGCTGGACTAAACTGCTTTCGCTGTGGTATGCTATCAAGAGCGAGAAATGGCTGGCTAACGTCCTTGCGATTAATGACATGCAAATGGCTCAACTTCTGAACGACTCAACTTTCACGAACGCTCAGTACCTGCAGTCTGCTCAAACTGACCTTGAGGCTGGAGTGGTCTCAGGCGCCTTGGGCATGAAGATAGTTTCAAGTCCATTGATTCCAAACGGGACAGCTTACGCTTTGGACACAAGTGTGGCTTCAGTGATGCTGTTGCGGAGAGACGTGACTGTGCAGGATTGGGAAGAAATCAAATCAGGGAAGTTTGGAGTTCGCGCCACTACTCGTTTCGGCTTAGGCATCCTTCGCGCCAATTCAGTTGCCAAAATGACCAACATCAAAACAACGCTGACTTAAGTGGATACTACGAGCATCCCATCCATTTCCTTTTTTTGTTGTTTAGAATCGTTTCGGGGTTGAGGGATTGAGGAAGAGTCTGCAGGATAAGTATCTTGAACGAATGTACCTGGTTCTGCGTGAGGTTAGCCGTCGCCCCGCTTCCCGAATTGTCATTCAAACTCGTTTCGTTCAGAAGTTTGGTTCTCCCTCAGCTTTCGAAGGTACTTTCTTGTTCTTGGTTCGGGACGGTCGCGTTAAGAAAAGCGGTTTGGAATATCGAGCGCCTTATCAAATCACCGAACGTGGGCAGAAGCTATTGGAGGCCTTGTCCTGAGCAGCGTCGTGAAGAAGATTCGAGAGGTTCTGACTTTTGCTCCGACGTTTGGGAAGGCTTCACCCAATAGTCCTGTGTTCTATGAGACATCAGATATTCCGCTTGTCGATGTCATGAAGCTCTACGAGCGGGATCCAACCTGCAAGTCTAGTGTCGACCTGCTTGCTGCGAGCACCGTTGGCATGGGATTCTACACTACGTGTGAGCTCGGACAAGAGAAGGCAAAAGCAATAGTGGATGAGTTTTGTGAAACAGTCAACTTGGATTGCCTTCTCAACGATATGGCAAAATGCCTTATTGCCTGCGGCAACGATTTTTGGCTCAGACTCGTTCCCGAGAAGCTCACAGACGTCTGGCGCATGCCACTTGATGCAGTTGAGAGAATTGAATTAACCTCAGTTCCTAACCTGAAAGTCCCGTACAAGGCTGATGGTTACAAGCTTCGCTCATTGTACCAGTCAGGCAATACTACGAGCATCCTAAGCCCCGATGCCGTAATTCATTGGCGCTTGAATTCCTCTAACACGAGCAGTTTTGGTCTTGGTTTGCTGCAGGTTCTGGTTCACACATTGACTATTGGCTCTGATAAGCGTCCGGCTTATTCGTGGATGAAGTCGAAAATCGAGCGGATAATGCCCAAGATTTTCGAGAAGTACGCAGGACCCGACGTGCTTGCATATTTGGATAAGGCTGACCCTGCTACGATAAAGCAGTTTGAAGCTGCAATCAAGAACCGACCCGAAGAAGGCGCCTGGCTATTTTACAACAAGCCCTGCGAGGTTAAGCCTGTTACGATCGATCCACGGGCTCAAGGCTTTGTCTATTACATTGACCATATTGTGAATCAGTTCTACTTGGGCTGTGAGACACCTCTTCCGAGGTTGTTTAGTACTCCTGGTTTCACTGAAGCGAGTGCACGTGCAGCTTTGGATTTGCAGGATATGCTCATAAGACCTGTTCAGCGGTACATCAAACGGCAAGTTGAGAGAGAAATCTTCAGTTCTATTTTGAGGCAAAACGGGTTTGATGTCTCGAACGCTAAGGTACGTTTAAACTGGGGCAGCCCAGAAACCCCAGAGCTAATCCCCGCTGATTTGATTCATGCTGCTCAGTTAGGTCTTATCAGACCGGAAGAATTCCGCAAGAACGCTATCAAATTCGGCTGGGAACTCTGGGAGGTAGCAGGTGCGCAAACAGCTCCTCAACCCTCTGAGGCGAATAACCCTTGATTTTTATGAACTCCAATGGAGGTGAATGTGAATGGGATTAAGCAACAAGGCACAAGCAGCAGCAGTGGGCATTAGCGCTGGACTCCTAGGAGTGGGCACATACATTGCAACTTCTCCAGCACCCGAAAGCATCAAAATACCACTAGCAACCGTCGCCTATGTCAGCGGCATGCTTGGGTTCGCAATCAAAGAAGCGCTTGGTGGACAAGCCCCTAAAGCATAAGCAAGAATTCCAATTCTTGCCTTTTTTCCATTTTATTGTTGTTTTTTCGTGGTGATTTTTTCGCGGGATTGCTTATGTGCCTTCTTTCTTGTATCTGAGCTTAACATTGGGTCAGAAGTTTGGTGCTATTGGACTACTGCACCTTGGACAACGTGAAGGCTGTGCTGCAAGTAGGCGATGACAAGTGGGACAGTGAGCTCTCTGAATGCATCATCAGCGCTAGTGCCCTAGTAGATGGTTTTCTATCACGTGAAGGTCTCTCAA